GACGTGTTGGCCGAGCGGCTGGTTTTGACATCTATGAATCTAACAACCTTAAAACAGGTTCTAGTGTAACAAATGCAGTTGGTGGCGTTACATCAGCGACAACATTCGCAAACCAAATTGTTCAAACTGAGGCTTATCGTCCAGAAAATAACTTCTCAGACGCTGTTAAAGGATTGAACGTTTGGGGTCGTAAAGTGGTTCAACCAAACGCTGTATTTAATTTCAAGATTAAAGACGGTACTGGCTCTACTAGTGGTAGCGGTGACACATCAGCTTAAAAGAAGGTGATTAAATGAGTCTTCAAAACGTCAAAACACTATTAGAAATTGACTCAAACGACCGTGATGAGCTTTTAGAGCTGATCATGGACTTAGTGAGGCAACAACTCCAAATACGCTTAGGTGAGCCTGTACCAGAGGAATTAGAGCATATCGTCACGGAGGTAACCGTGAGACGGTTTAATCGCATTGGGTCAGAAGGAATGAAATCCGAAAGTGTGGAAGGACATTCCGTCACCTACATTCAAGAAGACTTGGCACCGTATGAATCTGCTATTCAAGCCTATCTGAACAAGGACAGCGACACACGGCAAGGAGTGGTTCGCTTCTTATGAGGTTTAACGACAAAGTGATCTTCGTTCAAGAAGGCGAAGAAACGTACAACCCCAACACAGGCAATTATGACTTGGGAGAGCCTTTCGAAATGATTCGATGGGCGCACATATCAGATAGTGGAATGGAACGTTCTAACATGCTCTACGGGGCTGTGGAAGAGGGAGCGTTAACCATCCGCTTACGGTATACGCCACCTGAGCATTATGATTATATAACGTACAAAGGAAAAAAATACGCGGTGGACTTGTCGAAACAGTTTAAAGGCAAGACCACATTGAATGTGAGTGAAGCCTAATGAAATTTGAAATGAATTTGCGAGGAGCCTCACGGCTGACGAGTCAACTCAAAGATAAAGGGGAAGTGGATGACGTTGTTAAAGCTGTGGCCAATAACGGTGCCGAAATGCAAAAGAAAGCCAAACGCAAGGCGCCTGTTGGCACAGGAAACCTTAAGCGAAAAATTGGTTTAGATATTGACCGCGCTGGCTTCAAAGCGACCGTGACGCCTGAAACAGACTATGCGATGTACGTGGAATACGGTAGAAAACCCTGTGCCGTATAAAAATTGGGCAAAATCGGTGAAACTCTTGCAAAAAGACAACGCCGAGATAACTATTTTTTTAAAAGGAAATAGCATTGTAGAGCATAGGGATTGAACCTGTGCTTTTTGTTTGCGCAAAAAGTGCAGAATATAACAAAACCCATGAGTGTCCGACAGTTTTTTTACTGAAAACATATGCCGAACTTACAGGCGACTGTAAGAAGTTGAGATAAAAAGCTCAGCGATAACATAACCAAATGACAGGTTTTGGAGCAGAGAATGGAAAAGGACGGAAAACCCCATGGACGTACTACAACAAGAAACTTGGTCAATGGGTCACGACAAGTGGCATGATGCCTCAACCATTTTTACGCCCAGCGTTCCACACACAAAAAGTGCTATTTATGGAAGACATGGCACGAATTATAAGAGATTAGAGGTGGTTTTATTTCACCACAACAAGAAATATATACAGCGATACGAATGGTTTGTGTGAATCTAGGGTATACGACCGTGGACCACATTGACCCCAACGCTGAAAAAACGTTCCCTTATGTCTATGTAGGGGAGCAATTTAACCAAGGCAGTATAGACAATAAAACATATGCGTTAAAAACAACCCAAGTGACCTTGCACATCATCCACGATGATTACAGAAAACGAGGGACTTTAACACAAATTATAGGAGATATCGAAAACGCTTTGTGGAACTTACGTTCTACTGGGCGTTTTTCTATCACTCCAACAAATACAAACACAAATATTTTAGAAACAGACTTTCCATCTCTGCATGGGACGTTAGAAGTGGAATATAGATATTACTAAGGAGGAAATTTATTTATGGCAGTCGTACAAGGACAACAACGCTTCGTGTTATATAGCATTTTAGGAAGCAGTGAAGATGGCGTTAAAATTGCTTATCAATCCGAGCATGAAGCCACATCTACGAGAGAAGTAAGTGCTGAAGCAACAAAAGACGGACAAATGCACTCACTGGGCGTGACCGAACAAGAAATTTCGGTGACATCGTACTTATCCACAAGCGAAGATGTCAACAAACTGAAAACAGCACAGGAAAATGGTGAGAAAGTTGCTTTATGGGACGTTATTGCGCAAGAACCGAATGAAAGTGATAAATACCCAGCAACATACTACGAAGCCTTTTTAAACGAAGTTGGCGAAACAGCAGCGTCTGACAGCGGGGTGGAAGTATCTCTTACTTTCACAGTAACAGGCGGTGTCGGTGTTCGCGGAGAAACAGCATTGAATTCGGCTCAAGCTGAAGCCGTGCAATTCGCTTTCCGTGAAGCTGTCCAAACAACTGAATCAGGAACAGGCGCTTAAAATACATGACAATAGGGAGCTTCAATGCTCCCTTTTTTACTTAGATAAAGGAGATTTTTATTTATGGAAATGACAATCAAAGGCAAAGACCGCAACATCACATTTGGTATTGGTTTTGTTCGAAAATTAGATAAGCAATATGCGATTAAACAGGACGGCGTGGAATTTGGCGCAGGGTTGCAACTAGCTTTCCCTCAGTTTTTAAGTGGGAGTCCAACGGTACTATCAGACATCATTCGCGCGGGGGTAGAAACCTCTGTAAGCCAGAACGATGTAGATAAAGCGATCGAAGACTACGGTGAAGAACATGGCGAGATTGACAGCCTGTTTGATACTGTCGAAACGGAGCTGGGAAAGTCCTCTATCACGAAAAGAGCCATGAGGGAAGCTCAGGAGACAATGAACGAAGCAGAACCGAACGACGACTGAGCTCGCAAGAAGAGTACGAAGAAATCGTGATTAACTGCTATCGCTATTTAGGTTACCACGACATTAACCAAGTCAATAGATTAACGCTGTATGATTACAGTTTAAAAATGAAGGCATACAGCTTGCAAGTTGTGGACAAACAGTACTATATGCACTTGCAGTCATGGTTAGACCAACAAGTCCAAGCGACCAAAGGTGAGGGCAGAAATCAAAAACCTTACTATAAGAAGTTTAAGGAATTCTTTGATTACGAAAAGGCTGAGCGTGACGTCCGTGGGGAAGATTATACGTATGAAGAAACGAGCGATAAAACCGATTACGAGAAAAAACTCAAAGAATTGATGTTGAAAGCGAACACTTAGTGAAAGGAGGTACATAGTATGGCAATGGAAAAATTAACAGCCGTCTTATCCGCTCGAGTGGGCGACTTTACCCGAGGAATGAGAAGGGCGCAGAACTCCGTAGATGAGCTAAAAGACGAAATTGACGCCATGAGTACACGCATGGTGGCTCAAATGGCGACGACAACCACAGCCGTTTCTGGCTTGTCTGTTGGTATCGCTGGACTGGTTCCAGTTGCCGCAACAGCCGTAGCTGGTATTGGTGGCCTAGCGTCAGCGTTAGTGTCCGCCGGAGCTGGAGCTGCTGCATTTGGTTCTGTGGCGATTCCTGCTTTAACAGGCGTATTTGACGCAAACTCTGAAATTGAAAAACTTAGAGAAAAGTTAGCGGAAACAACGGACTTGGAAAAACGGGCTGATTTACACAAGCAAATACAAACTGAAGTGAATAAGTTATCTCAAGAACAACAGAAAGCCCTCAAGTCCTTACAGCAGTTTAGTAGTTTCTGGGATAGCTTTGCCGCTCAATTCCAAAAGCCTGTATTAAATATATTCACACGAAGTTTGCAACAATTACAGGGGCTTTTAGAAGGCTTACAGCCTACATTTAAAGCGTCGGTATCCGCTGTTGATAACTTATCCCAAAGTTTAGGGAAAGCCTTACAGACGGACGATGTGCAAGCCTTTGTTAACATGCTAAATCAAACAGCTGGACCTACGTTACAGAAATTTGGTCAAATAGCTGGCAATGCTTTGCGGGGTATCATGAATTTAATGGTAGCGTTTAGTCCCTTAGGGCAACAAATTGTTGATAGTTTACTTCAATTATCACAAGGCTTTGCTCAATGGTCATCATCAATCCAGAGCAACCAAGGGTTTCAACAGTTCATGGCTTACGTTCGTGAACAAGCTCCGACAGTGATTTCATTGATTTCTGAATTGATCAAGTTTGTTGGAAACGTAGCTATTGCATTAGCCCCTGTTGGTGCGGCAGTGATCGACGTTGCTAATAAATTCTTAACGTGGGCAAATGATCTCATGGAAAACAACCGCAGTTTATCCCAATTAGTTGGCTATGTAGGTATCGCAACCGCAGCATTAGTAGGAATTATTGCAGTCGCAGCAATAGTAGGAAGTACATTCTTAAAAATGCGTGGCGTTGTTGCTGTTGCTTCCTTTGCATTTGGTTTAGTATCATCAGCAGTTAAAGTTCTAGTCGGTGTATTTGGCTTCTTAACATCAACAACCGGAGCCATTGTTGTGGCTATTGGTGCGGTTATTGGTGTACTCATTTATTTATATAACGAAAATGAACGGGTACGAAATGCTATCCAAACAGCATGGCAAGCGATTAAGAATGTCATTTCGACAGTGTCGCAAGCGATTTCTGGCTTTGTTCAACAAATCTGGGGCAGAATCACTAGCTTTATTTCCAATAATCAAACCTTAATTAAAAATACAATCCAACGGGTATGGACTGTTATTCAAACAATTATTCAGACAGTTATGGCCGTTATTTTGCCAATTATTACAACTGCATGGAACGCTATAAAATTAGTAACAAAAAATGTGTGGACCGTTGTGAAAGGTTTTATTCAAACAAACTTAACGCTGATATTAGGCATTATTAAAACAGTCATGCAACTAATTAATGGCAATTGGTCTGGAGCTTGGGAAACAATTAAAGCAACAGCGCAGCGAATTTGGCAAATTATTGTTCAAGTTGGGAAGCAATTATTTAACAATTTTAAAAATTTCTTTATTCAAATATGGAACACCGTTAAGAACATCTTTACAACCGTATGGAACGTGATTAAAAGCGTAGTGACAGCTGTATGGAAAAGCATTGTTGCCGTAGGTAAAGGAATCTGGAATGGATTCAAGAATTTCTTCACCACGTTATGGAACGGTGTGAAAGCTGTATTTACAACGGTATGGAACACTATAAAAAGTGTTGTGACAACCGTATGGACCAGCATTGTTACCACAGCGAAAGCTATTTGGAATCCAATTAAAAATTTCTTCACTCAAACATGGAACACAGTGAAAAATGTGACATCGACAGTGTGGAATTTTATCAGTAGTCATTTAACTAGAATCTGGAATAATTTGATGAGTGTTGTTCGACCAATTTTCAACGGCATTAAAGACATCATTCAAACTGTATGGGATACCATTAAAAGCATCACATCAAGCGTATGGAATATCATTAAATCTGTTTTAGCTGGAATCCTATTAACGATCGTTAGCGTTGTGACAGGAAACTTTGAACAAATTAAAACGGTAATTAAAGCGGTCTGGGACAATATCAAAACGTCCACAAGCAACATCTGGAACGCTATCAAATCAGGATTGCAAAGCATTTGGAACACAATTAAATCAACAGCGCAAAGTGTTTTCGACGCGTTGAAGACACTTATAACTAGCGCATGGGATAATGTCAAATCAGCCACATCTAACGTGTGGAACGGTATCAAAAGCACACTAAGCAACTTATGGAACGGACTAAAAAGCTCAGCAACAAGTATTTTCAATGGAATCAAAAATGGCATATCTAATGCTTGGGATGCAGTCAGTAACGCCACATCAAACGCATGGGATGCAATCACCAACTTCATTTCAAATGCTTGGAACAACATCAAATCAAGCGTCTCAAATGCGATGAGCAACGTTAAAACAACCATTCAAAATGGATGGGATAACGCTGTGAATGCGGTCAAGGACGCAGGAAGAAACATCGTGAATGCGGTCAAGGATGCATTTAGCGACGCAATTAACGCAGCACAAAACTTCGCTAGCGATGCGATTAGTGCCGGTCGTGATTTAATCACCGGTTTTATCGACGGTGTAAAAGCGAAAGCGGGTGCTTTAGTCGATAATGTCAAAGGTGTTGTAGACAGTGCTGTTAGTGGGGCTAAGAACCTACTAGGCATTAGTTCGCCGTCCAAACTATTCAAGCAATTCGGTGAATGGACAGATGAAGGGTTCATTAACGGAATTGGTAAAAAAGCTGGACGAGTCAATGATTCTATGAAAAATATGGTGAATAGCGCTATCAATACAGCGAAAGGCTTAACGAAGCAGCCCATTGGACTACAAACAGATATCGCTGGCAACGTCGCACGAAGCAACGCTCAAGTAAACGGGGCGGTGCAACATCAATTTGATGATATGCATACAACTAAACAACCCGCTTACGTCAACTTAAACTTAGGCGGACGCAATTACAGAGCTTTCATTGAAGACATCGACAACGGACAAGGCGCTATGGCAGATTTAGACGCTGAATTTTAGGAGGTAGACGATGTACGAATTTCGAGGAATCAACGACCAAACAACAAAAAAGGAGTCGCTACCTTCTGTGGCGATGAATTACAATGGCTTGTACTTTGAAGATGAATTAGACGGCTACCGCACATTAAACGTGGGTGGTCGTGAAATGCTAGGGGTGGAACTCACGAGTGAAGCGGTCAAATACGGCAGTATCACAACGGGTGAACAATACCCGGG